CGCAACGATTTACGGCGGCGCGAAAAACGGGTGGAAGTCAGGTCGCCTCTGCTGGCAACTCCGCATCCCGCAGTACAAATCAGGGGCGCAGGACGGTCAAGTTGACGCACTCACAGGTCGCGATTGCAAAAAGGCTTGGCGTACCTCTCGAAGAATACGCCAAGTACGTGAAGGAGTGAGAGACATGACCGATAGAACGCCTCGCGCAAGCGAAACTCGCGAAGCCACTTCGCGCCGCAAACCTTGGGCACCGCCCAGCCGCCTTGATGCCCCCAAAGCCCCTCCGGGGTTTGTGCATCGCTGGATTCGGATCGCGGTCCGTGGGGAAGACGACAAGACCAACGCCTACCAAAGGCTGCGGGAAGGTTGGGAACCCGTGCGGGCTGACGAATACCCGGAGTTCCACGCTCCGGTTATCGATGAAGGCAAGTACACTGGGATCATCGGCAATGGTGGTCTGATGCTGTGCCGCATTCCTGTCGAGACAGCCAAAGAGAGAGCCGAGTATTACGGGATCCGGGCCCGCGAACAGATGGTTGCAGTCGATGAGGACCTGATGAAGGACCAACATCCTTCAATGCCGATCACTCGTAATCGGCAAAGTCGTGTTTCGTTTGGGGGACGCGGAAGCGCCTCCTAGTGTCAACTGAAGGAGTAGTACCATGGCAAACGTCAATGTTGCCTTCGGTCTTCGTCCCGTCGGTGTTGTGGGCTCCGCGCCCAACAGCACGGGAACGACCGAGTACCGCATCGCTTCGACGAACACCAACGCGATCTATCAGGGTGCTCCCGTCATTCCGCTCAACACTGGTTTCATTGACCGTGTGGGCGCGGCAACGGGCGGCACCGTGGGTATTCTCGGGGTGTTCTGGGGCTGCGAGTACGTTTCGTCTGTCACCGGAAAACTGACGTTCTCGAACTACTGGCCGGGCTCGGGTGCAAACTCGGACTACCCCGTCCGGGCGTTTGTGTACGACAACCCGATGCAGGTTTTCGTCATCGCCACGTCGAACGTCAACTCGTCGTGGGATACCGAAGCCGAGCTTCGTGCTGGCGTCTTCGCCAACGCGAACTTCGCTGGCGGTCAGTCTGGCTCGACCATCACCGGCATCTCGTCGGCGACTCTTGACGTCCAGACGATCAACACCACCAACACGCTGAACCTCCGTATCATGGGCATCCAAGAGGATCCCGAAAATGCGGACTTTGCGTCGGATGGTATCCCCGTTCTCGTCCGTCTGAACAACCACTTCAACTCGCCGAATGGCGCGGCTGCTGGTGGCACTGTTTCGACGACCGGCATCTAAGGAGGCGGAACAATGGCAATCTCTCGCGCACAACTGGCGAAAGAGCTGGAACCCGGCCTCAATGCCCTCTTCGGCATGGAGTACGCCCGGTACGAGAACCAGCACGCGGAAATCTACACCACCGAGTCCTCGGATCGTGCATTCGAGGAGGAAGTGATGCTGGCGGGCTTCGGATCAGCCCCGCTCAAGCAGGAAGGTTCCGCCATCAACTACGACGACGCGCAGGAAGCTTACACCGCGCGTTACAACCACGAGACCATCGCGCTGGCCTTCTCGATCACCGAGGAAGCCATCGAGGACAACCTGTACGACCGCCTCGGCAGCCGTTACACGCGCGCCCTCGCTCGCTCGATGGCCCACACCAAGCAGGTGAAAGCCGCTGCCATTCTGAACAACGCCTTCACGGGCGGTGCTTCGGCTGGTGGCGACGGCAAGGCGCTCTGCGCCACCGATCACCCGCTGACCAGCGGCGGTTCGTTCGCGAACAAGCCGAGCGTTGATGCTGACCTGAACGAGACCTCGCTCGAGGACGCGCTCATCAGCATCGCTGGTTTCGTGGACGAGCGTGGTCTCAAGGTCGCTCTTCGCGGCATGAAGCTCATCATCCCCCGGCAACTCCAGTTCGTTGCCGAGCGTCTGATGGTTTCGAACCTCCGCGTTGGCACCGCCGACAACGACATCAACGCCATCCGTTCGATGGGCATGCTTCCGGAAGGGTACGTCGTCAACGACTTCCTCACCGATCCGGACGCGTTCTTCATCAAGACGGATGCTCCCCGTGGCTTCATCCACTTCGAGCGCACCCCGCTCTCGACGAACATGGAAGCCGACTTCGACACGGGGAACATGCGCTTCAAGGCGCGTGAGCGGTATTCGTTCGGCTTCTCGGATCCGCGTTGCGTGTTCGGGACCTCGGGCGCTGCCTGAGTAGTCAAGGATTTCTTGACAGCTAGGGGCGGTCTTCGGATCGCCCCTTTCTTTTTCTCGAGGGCGTGGTACTCTTTCCCCACATCCTCCCTGTCGACCAAACTGGGCCACCTATACGGTGGCCCTTTCTTTTTGCGTTGGGGCATTGTATGATTCGGCATCCCTGACGGCATCCCGCCGACACTAGCCACGACAGGAGATCCACATGGCTAATACGACTTTCTCGGGCCCGGTACGTTCCGAAAACGGGTTTCAAACCATCACCAAAAACGCCACGACCGGCGCGATCACGGTTGGCACCACGGTTGGCACTAACGTAACTGTCGCCGGAAACCTTGACGCGCAAGGCACGGCAAACGTTATTGTGATCCCAACCTCAGATCCCGGCGTTGCTGGCGCCATTTGGTTGGATGGTGTGACCCTTTCGATCTCCGCTGGTTAAGGAGATTTGAAATGGCTGGCTCTGACGTAAAGGCCAAGTATATCGCGGCCGACACAAATGCGGCAGACGCAGCCAGCGTCTGCACCGCAGAACAACTGTCTGGCGGCGTGGAACAGGCGATTCCAATCGACGGCACAGATGCCTCGGGTGGTGTTGCAACGTTCACCGCTGCCAGAAAGCTCACGGTGACAGCTTCTGCTGCTGACAGCGCACGAACGGTCACGATCACCGGAACGGACGTTAACGGCAATGCTCAGACGGAAGCGATTGGTGTTACGGATTCGGGTGTATCAACCGGCTCGCTGTACTTTCGGACAGTGACTGCTGTTGTGGTTGACGACAATACACTTGGTACTCTGTCTGTCGGCATGGCCAACGATGCCATCGATGTGATTTACGCAGGTCGCGCGCGCTTGCGCGGGATCTACCTGATCCACACGGGCACGGCGGGCACGATCCCGTTTCGTAACGGTGGGGCCACGGGCACGGCGATGCTGACGGTTCCGACGCCTGCCTCGGCGAACAGCACGCGTGATCTCGTGATCCCCGATGAAGGGATCATGTTCGATAGTGGGGCCTACATCACCTACACTGCCGGTACGACGGTCTTCTCGAGCTTCGTCGCGCTGTACAACTGAGGTGAGACATGCCGGTCTACGACATCAGATCGATATCGCAGGTCGGTACAGTAGAGCCATTTGAACTGCAGGTGTCCCGGGGCCAGATCCCGGGACATCGCGCTGTGGTTGTTTTTGGGTACAACCCAGACGTAGATCAGACACGCGTCACTGTGTGGCCCTATACGGGGATCATACCGTTTCCTGCTACAGCCATTCAGATGAAAGTCAGTTCTTCCAGCACAGACGACACTGCTGCGGGCACCGGAGCAAGAACCGTTTATGTGGAAGGGCTTGATGCAAACCACAAAGAGATCTCGGAAACGGTTACTCTGAATGGTCAGACAGAGGTTCTGACTACGAAGTCATACCTGCATATTAACGATGCGTATGTTGCGACCGCTGGCTCTGGGAACTCTGCTGCTGGTGACATTTACTTTGGAACTGGCACGGTAACGGCAGGTGTTCCAGCGACTGTCTACGACCTCATCAAGTTCGACTACAACCGGCGCATCACTGGCAGCTACACCATACCCGCTGGGTATACGGGCTACCTTGTGCAGGGGCTTTTCTCGGCGGGTCAGGCAGGCGGCTCTGCGCAAGTTGTTGGTCGCCTGCTCAGGATAGGTGTGGACAACATCCGCCGCGCGGTCGCGATCACCACCGTCAACAACGGAGTTGCGGACTACACCTTTGAGTATCCTGTTCCCATCCCGGAAAAGGTGACGGTCGAAGCAACTGCTCAAAGCAGTTCTCAAAATAACGAAGCATCTTCCATGTTTATCTTGGTTCTAGTTAAGAACGGGGGGCCGCTCTGATGGCG